GCCTTCGTGAATGAATACGGATCCCGGAAGGTTAAGGCAAGACCGTTTATCGGGACCGCGATCACAAGAGCAGAAGACAAGATCGTTCGACCAGGCATCGACATTGTCGGGGACTGGATCGAGAAAGAATTCCAAAAATGAGGAGGAACAACACATGCCGAAATTTGACCTGAAAGGAATCAGAATCGCTGAGTACAAGCTCGGCGCAAACAATGCCGTCTCCTATGAGAACGCGCAGACGATCGGCGACGCGATGGCCGTCAACATGGAGCTCCGTTTTGCAGAAGCGAGGCTTTACGCAGAGGGACGTCTGGCGGAGTATGTGAGGGAAGTCACCGGGGGGACGGTGTCCATCGCCGAGAAATACATCCCGGCAGCTGCACAGCAGGTCCTGTTCGGATCCAGAGAGAAGACGAGAAGCATCACGCCGGCGGGCGGAACGGCGAAGCAGATCACGGGACTCGTCACGGGATCGGATGATAGCCCAAAGTATGTCGGCGTGGCCGCATACGCTCCGGACATGGTCGACACCGTGAAGAAGTATTACTGCTTCCACTTCCGGAAGGCGAAGTTCGGGCTGCCTGCGATGTCATTCCAGACAAAGGGCGAATCAATCCAGTTCTCGACGCCGACGGCGACCGGCGAACTCATGGCTGACGACAGCGCAACGCATGACATCATCGAAGACGCGACTGTCGACACCGAAGCCGAGGCCATCGCCTGGGTCACAGCGGTGCTCGCATGAGCGGCGTCAAGATGAAAGAAGTCCCGTTTGAGCTGGACGGGAAACGGTACAAGCTCCGCTGCAACATGAACGTCCTCGCCGATGTCCAGGAGGCATACGACGGGGACTTCATGGAATCGCTCAACAGCCGGCAGTCAATGAAAAGCGTGCTTGAATTCCTGGCGGCCATGCTGAACGACTACGCGGACGAGCAGGGCTGGCCGGAGCGCTTCACGGCGAAACAGCTCGGGAGGAAACTCTACCAGGACGAAATCCCGGGTGTACAGATCATGTCACTCGTGACAGAGGCGGTCTTGCCTCGGAAAAGAGAAGAAGCGCCCGAAGAACCGGAAACGGACGAGGGCACCGAGGAAAATCGGGGAAACTGAAAAACCGGGCAAGCCGTTCAATCGACTTTGCCCGGTATCTTTCCATATGGCTTTTTACTCTGAAAATGCCGGAGCCGCAATTCTGGCGGGAAATGAATCCGGCAAAGCTGACGGCACTCTATGACGCGCAGTTCGGCATCATCAGGGAAGGTGAGACCGACATGCCGCGACAGGCGCCGAAACAAGAAAAGAAACAGAGCCTCAGGGAATACATGAGAGGAGGCTAATTCATGGCGACAAGGACCGCAGGCGCGAAAGTCGTGCTCGACGGTGAAACTGAATATAAACAGGCACTAACAAGCCTGAACAACGGGAACCGCGTACTCGCCTCGGAGATGAAGAAACTCCAGGCGGAATACAAGGGCAATTCCGACTCCGTGGAATTCCTCACGAAGAAGGGAGATCTACTGAACCGGCAGCTGCTGGATCAGAAAGAAAAAATCGACGTCATGCGTCAGGCCCTCGAGCACGCTGCCAAGAAATACGGCGAAGGCTCCGACGAAGCCATGAAATGGCAGGCAAAGCTAAACGAGGCAGAAGCGGCGCAGTACGATCTCGAACACGCGATCGAAGAAAACAACCAGGCAATAGACAACCAAGGCAACACCTGGGGCAAAGTCGGCGGAATCATGGAAGAGATCGCCGGGAAGATGGGAATCAAGATTCCGGGAGAAGCGAAGAAGGCCCTCTCCGGAATGCAGGGACTCTCAGCCGGCACCGTGGCGGCCATGACGGCCGCAGCGGCGGCGATCGCGGCGCTTGTGAAGGCGGTATCCGAACTGCATGAGATGACGCTCGAGACAGCGGCAGACGTGGACGAGCTCGTCACGAACAGCATGAAGTCGGGGATCTCGACGAAAACGCTCCAGGAGATGAAATATGCCGAGAACCTGATCGACGTGTCGGTCGATACCATCTCCGGCAGCCTGACAAAGCTGACGACGAACATGGTCGCAGCGAACGAAGGCAGCGAAGCGATGGCTCAGAAGTTCGCCGATCTCGGAGTGACGATCACGGATACGGCAACCGGGCAGCTCCGTCCTGCTGAAGACGTATTTTATGATCTGATCGACGCCCTGGGAAACATCCAGAACCAGACAGAGCGGGACGCCGCAGCAATGGAGATCCTCGGAAAATCAGCGACGGAACTAAACCCTCTGATCATCCAGGGGAGTAAAGTCCTGCAAGACTACGCCGCAGAGGCAGCTGCTGCCGGTTATGTCCTGGACGAGAGCCAGATCCAGAAGCTCGCAGAGGTCGACGATTCCTATCAGCGCGTACAGCTGACAATGGAAGCCCTCCGGAAGCAGATGTCCGCGGACTTCGCACCGGCGAGCAAAGAAGCGATGGACCTGTTCGCCGATCTCGTGAAGAAGGCAGGACAGGCGCTCGAACGGTCGGGACTGGTCTCGAACCTCGCGAGCATCATCGAAAATCTGCTTCATATCCTCAAAACCGGAACGGAAATCGCGAGCGGAATCCCGGGATTCAATAATCAGCTCAGTCTGCTGAAAGTCACACTCGGCGCGATCGCGCAGTTTGTCGCGCTGATCGCGGACGCTGCGGACGTGGTCGGCGGCATGTTCCAGGTCATCACCGGCGCCGGAGGCGGAAGGCTGGAAGGTCTCGAGCGGATCGGAAACGCGATGGGCTTCGGGAGTCACTCCGGCACCCTGAGCCACTGGCAGAGCGTGTACATGCAGCAGAACGGCACGCTCGACCAGTACAACGAATACTATGCAAACAAACGCGGAGAGAGCGTTCTATACTCCGACTATGGCTATGACCCGAAAACAGGGCAGTATTATGACCTGAAGACGGGAAATTACATCTACGGCCACAACGCGGGCGGGACCGACAACTGGAGAGGCGGACCGACGGTGCTCGGCGAAGCCGGGCCGGAGACGGCGATCCTGCCGCAGGGGACGAAGATCCTCACGGCCCAGGAGACGGAATCACTCGGCGGAGACACCTATTACATCACGATCGACGCGAAGAACGTGAAAGAGTTCAATGACATCATCCGGATCGCGAAATCGTCGAGAGTGAAGAAGAGAATGAAGGGGAAGTGATACTGTGGCGAATGCAACAAGAGACATCTCGATAACGAAAAGCGCATACATCAAAGAAGCCTCCCCGACATCTCATTATAACACAGACTCGAGCACTCAATACCGCATTTCAGACGATGACAACAGCGGAAGCTACAGCCCGAACAACTATCTCCTCTTTGGCTTCGGAAGCTGGCCGGCAAGCCTGAAACGGAACAAGCTCATCGACGTGAAGCTGCGGGCATACGTCAGGGGAGGATCATCGTTCATCTCGACATACATGTGCGAAGACTTCAACGCCGGGTCGGTTACATACAAGACAAGGCCGACTATTAATTATGGATTCGGAGGAAACGCGCAGGCCGTGGATCTTGGCATCTCTGTCGGAGCATGGGGCGACGTCTGGCTGCCGTTCAGCTCGACCGGTTATTCCCTGGCGACGTTCCTGAACAGACGAGCCTTCCTGCTGGATGGACCGATGAACGTGAGCGGGAATACTCCGTGGCTGGCGAAAACGGTACTGGCAGGCGGCGGGACTCCGTATCTCAGAGTAACATATTCCGACAGCGAGATTGAAATAAGCAAAGTCGTCCTTGTGCAGCCTCTCAGCGGATCAATCAATCCGAGAGTGATTCACAACCAGACGTGGAAACTGTCGCCGACATACGGATACATCTGCGTCGATAACGAATTCACACAGGCATCGGCGACGTTTTTCTGGAGAGTACAGGGATCCGGAAGCTATACGGCAATCAATGCAGTCGGAAGCAACATGATCGTCTCGATCCCGGCATTCACATTTCCGACCGGGCAGACGATCGAGTATTATGTCCAGGTAACAGACACAGACGGAAATACGAGCAACTCAGGAGTCAGGACGTTCACGACTCCGGCTTCAAAGATCACACCGCAGGACAGCCCGACGTCAGGATACCGGAATCCGAGAGAGGACATTACCTTCTCGTGGTATTTCGCGAACACCGCGGGAGATTACGAGCAGAGCAGCGCGTCCCTCTACTGGAGAGAGACCGGCTCGGATTCATGGACACAGGTCGACGCAGCGGGCAGCGCGAAAAGCCTGACCATCCCGGCGAACACGTTCCCGGCCGCGTCATCGGTCGACTGGTATCTCTCCGGAGTGGATTCGAGCGGATCGGCTTCGACTACGGAGGTCTACACCTTTTCGACCACGGCGGCGACGGCCTACGCGACAGCAGTGAGCCCGTCAGGAAACGTAGAAGACGGAAGCGCACCGATTACCTTCCGATGGACGCTCGAAAGCGCTGACGGCCTGGAAATGAGCCGGATCGATCTGTGGTGGAAACTCCCGAGCGAAGCCAGTAATCAGTGGCACGTCATAAAGAGTTCGACGGAGATCATCACAGAATGGACGGTGCCGGCCGGATACTTCCAGGCGGGAGAAATCGAATGGCTTGTTCACGCGTTCAATATCGACGGAACGAGAGGGCCTGACAGCATCACGTCATTCATCTGCGTCGCGGCGCCTGACCCGGTGCGAGGGCTCGCAGCAACACCGGTGCCGATGACCACGATCAGATGGCAGTCGGAAGGCCAGGAAGCATACGAAATATCAATAGACGGCGAAGTTGTGAAAAAGGCATACGGCGTCGGCGTGTACAGCTGGAAGGTCGAGGAACCGCTTGCAGACGGCGAGCACGTCATTTCCGTCAGAATCCAGGGAATATACGGACTGTGGTCACAGCCGAGCGTGACGACGGTTTTTATTGAGAATGTCCCGGAAATGAACGTCGAGCTCGTCGGAGAGTTTGGCATCGACGCAGATCTGACGCTCAACATCAGAGGAAGCCAGGATGAACCGGACGCGATACAGTGGTACCGGGACGGAAAGAGGATCGCAAAGACGAGCGGGACTCTCAAATTCAAGGACCGGTTCGCGCTGGGAAATCATGTGTACTTCGCGGAGATCTGGCACGACAGCGGGAACTATACCAGATCGAACATGGTCGAAGGAACAATGCAGACGAGCGGGAAGCTGATCGCGCTTTATTCCGGCGGCGAGTGGATGGACATCTCACTCAGTGAAAGCAGCACCGACGAGCAGAGCTTCGGATGGACTAAGGAGAACGCGCTGCTGCATGTAACGGGGGCCAGGCTGCCGATCCTGGAGGAGTCAGACTTCGAGGACAGGATCGCAAAGTACAACTGTGCATTCCGGGAAGTGGAAAAAGCCGAAGAGTTCAAGAGGAAATTCAAGGGAAAAATGGTCGTAATCAAAAGCCGGAGAGGGAACATCCTCGTCGGCGCAATGACATCACTGGACGAGAAAGTCCTGAGGCACTACACGGCCTTCTCGTTCACGATTCAAGAAAACGACTGGGAGGACTTCGTGGAATATGAGGAGACGGATTAATTTCAGATACGTCATAATCCGCGATGGCGCTGATTATGGCGTGATCCGTCCGCTGGACGGGAGCCCTCCGTATGTGAGAATGGACGACTCCGGAGAGATCAAGACGAGCTTCTCCGGGGACTTCCTTCTCCCGGAAAAAGAAGTGAACTGGCTCCGGGATGAGATACGCCCGGAGCTGATCATTAACAGGAAGATTTACAACCTCGGCGTATATCTGCCGGCAGCTGTGAGAGAGCTTGAAAACTCGACGACACGGTTCATGCACATTGAAGCATACGACCGGTGCTGGAGGGTAAAGGACAACTACACCGAAAGCCTGACGCATATCGAGGCAGGCACGAACTACATCCTGGCAATCGAACAGCTGCTGACGGCCTGCGGGATCAGCCTGATCGCAGCGACGCAGACGCCGGCAACGCTGGCGGAAACAAGGGAAGACTGGAGCGCCGGGACGAGCTATCTCACCATCGTGAATCAGCTGCTCTCAGAGATCAATTACAATCCTCTGTGGTTCGACAAGGACGGTCTGGCGATCCTCGAACCTGCATCTGTACCGACCGCGGCGAACATTGAGCACACGCTCGACGACACGGAAGTCAGAAGCGTTATGATCCCGGAACTGTCGCGAGAGCTGGACATATACACAGCTCCGAACGTGATTATCTGCATATGCAGCAACGCGGACAAGAGCGGGCCGATGGTCGCAAAGTCAGAGAACACGAACCCGCAGAGCCCGCTGTCGATCTCCAGACGCGGCAGGAGGATCGCGAAGGTCTACCAGGTGAACAATATCGCGTCCGCAGAGGAGCTTCAGGCATACGCGGACAGGATCCGGAACGAGACCATGATCACCGGAGAGACGATCATCGCGAATACAGGACTTCTCCCGGGATACGGAGTGGACGACGTGACCTCGATCAAATACGGGGACCTGCTCGCTGTATGTATCGAGCGGGCATACACGATGGAACTCACACTCGGCGGCATGATGTCTCACACGCTCGAAAAGGTGGTGGTAAACCTTGGATGAACTGATCATGAATGACGAACTCGACGAAGAACCGGAAGAGGAGCAGGGAGAGATCGTCCTTGCAACCATTACGGAGATCACGACAGACGGCGTGAAGATCATGCTCGACGGAGACGAAGAAGCAGGAGAAAAAGAATACAAGGTGAACGCCGCCCAGAGATTCATCACAGGGGATCGGGTGAAAGTCGAGAAGAACTCCGGGACGTATATCGTCGAGTATGTCGTCGGAAAACCGGGAAACAGATATCCGATCCCGAGCGGCGGATCAGACGGGCAGTATCTCGCAAAAGACGGGGCGAACAACTACGCCGTCAAATGGGCGACGCTGCCGGCAATGCACGGGATCCCGGCCGGGGGTTCGGCCGGGCAGGTCCTGGCAAAGAGCACGGCCGCAGATTATGCTGTATCCTGGGTAGATCAGGCGCACGAACTTCCGAGCGGAGGATCAAAGGATCAGGTCCTGGCAAAGAATTCCGCGAATAATTACGACGTTAAATGGGTAACGCTGGAATCCGCGCATGGGATCCCGAGCGGAGGCACAACCGGCCAGGTCCTGAAGAAAAGCAATAACACAAGCTACGCTGTGGAATGGGGAAATGTGCCTTCCCCGACGGCTCTGACAAACGGCAGCTACACCGTAACGTGCGCGAGCAACGGTTATCTGTACCCGAGCAGCGGGAACATCTCACTCGGGGCAAGTAACGGCTATTGGTACAACTGCTATATCAAGGGATCCATGAGATTCGGGGATTCTGCCTATAATCCGAATGCGATCGGATTTTTCGGGAAAACTCCGGTATCAAAGCAAACTCTGTATTCATCCTCGACGCTGGCAAATGTGATTACATTGCTACAGAACTACGGGCTCGCTTAAGGAGGACAACATGAAACTGATCGAAATCGTGAACGCGAGGGAATCGCTGCAGAAACTCGTCGGGCAGGAGCTGCCGCTGCGCGTGGCATACCGGCTCGTAAAGGTGACGGACGCGATCAACTTCCACCTGAATTTCTATGGCGAAGAGCTGATGAAGCTCGGAGAGAATCCTGATCCGGAGAAGCTGAAGGAGCTGGAAGAAATGGAGATCACGGACCTGCATCACGAAAAGCTGAGAGTGCCGATCATGGAAGGCCTCGTGCTCTCGGCAGCAGATGTGAAGATGCTGGAACCGTTTATCGAATTCTATGAGGAGGGAGAGGGTTAAATGTTCCTTGTAGCAGCAAATACCAGACAGGCGCTCGTCGGGCAGAAGGAATGGATCACGACCGGATCGAGCGGGATCCAGGTACAGTTTCTGTTCTCTGCTGATTGGGACGGCCTGGCAAAGTTCGCAGTATTTCGGAACGCGGAGATCGAGGAGAGCGTGATCCCGATCGCGCTGCCGGCCTCCGGCCTGACGGAGCTGCCTGCGGAGAACTGCGCCGCAGAATATGTGGACGAGAAGGTCTATGTCGGCGTGTACGGCACGGACGGCCTCGGACACATCATCATCCCGACGATCTGGGTGAGCCTGGGCGTGCTCAAAGAGGGCGCCGCATATGAAGGGATGGATCCACCGCAGCCGACTCAGGACATGTGGGCGCAGATCCTGGCCATCGCTCAGAATGCCGGAGCGGAGAACGCCGCAGCGGCAGAGCAGTCAGCGGAAGAGGCCGAGGCATCAAAAGAGGCGATCCAGGACATGAACGTCCAGGCGGAGACGCTGCCGGATGAATCTCCGCTGACCGTCACGAAAGAAGTCGATCCGGAGACGGGAGCGGTCACGCTGATCTTCGGACTCACCAGAGGCCCGAAGGGAACCAAGGGCGACGACGGATACTCGCCGACGATCACGATCACTCCGATTCAGGGCGGGCACCGTTTCACGGTGACGGACAAAGATCATCCGACTGGCCAGAGCTTCGACGTGATGAACGGGGCACCGGGCGCACCTGGATCTCCGGGACAAGACGGATACTCGCCGACGATCACGATCACTCCGATTCAGGGCGGGCACCGTTTCACGGTGACAGACGAGAATCATCCGACCGGTCAGAGCTTCGACGTGATGGACGGAACCAAAGGCGATCAGGGATACTCCCCAGCAGTGACGATCACGACGATCACCGGAGGACACTGCGTCACGATCACGGACGAGGATCATCCGACCGGCCAGAGCTTCGACGTCCTCGACGGTGCATCTGACGCCGGCCAGGTCAGTTATGACCCGACACGGACCTATCAGAGCGGCACAGTAGGCAAAGAGCTTTCTGAGCAATCGAACGCAATTGATCAAAAACAGACCGCACCTTCTTCCGCTGGCACAGCCGGTCAGGTGCTTGGCTTGGACAGCAATCTGAACCCGGCATGGGTGGATCAGACAGGCGGTGGCGGTGGTATGAACATCGTCAATCTGTCTGGGACTCAGATCACTCAAGTGGGCGCGGATAATACCATGTACATGTGCGGCGAACTTACCGAATTGACGTTTACTGCTCCGGTGGTTGGCATCACAGGCATCAGGTTTACAAGCGGCACTACTCCCACAGTCCTGACAATCAGCGGCGTAACTGCTTGGATGTTTGACTTCGATCCGACTACGCTGGAAGCCAGCACAACCTATGAAATTAACGTACTCAACGGAGTGGGGTGTGCAGGATGGGCGTAAGACTGCCAGCCGAATACCAAGAGGTTGAGTATCTGGAATCTAATGGATCGCAGTACATTATAACGGATTATTACCCGACATCTCAGAGTGAAATCACGGTCAAATATCTTATTACGTCAGCACCATCAGGGCAAAAGCAAATAGCTGGTGTGATTAACAATAGGAGTGGCGTGAATAAGTCATGGACTATTAATTTCATCAGAAACAGTGGTACATCAATTACTTTTGCTGGGAATCAGATATCATTTAACACGAATGTCCAAGCTGTAAACACCGTATATACGGCAAAAATATCTGCTGACGGGTTTTATCTAAATGGGACAAAAATGGGAGATTTTGGGGAAGTCAGTGAGAAAGTATCTGACCATCCACTCTATCTGTTCCGAGAAAACACGGTTACAAGTTCAAGCCTGTCCCCGATGATCGGCAGAATATATGAAGCGTCCACGGAGAACCCTGTATTTATCCCTTGTTATCGTAAGTTCGACTCCAAGCCCGGCATGTATGATCCTGTAGAAGGAAAGTTTTATACAAACGCTGGAACTGGTGAGTTTGTAGTCGGCCCTGACGTTATCGACAGCATCAGTCCGTGGATGGTTGCGAGACGGATGGTGCTGATGCGGGAACCTGTGATTGATACGTCTCCGAAGATTGCGGAATATGGCAAACGCCTGAATAGGTCTACTGGCATTACTAACGAAACCGGAAGCTGCTATACCGAGTGGATTGATGCAAACCCAGTCTCAAATACTACAGATGTGTCTACACAGAGTGCTTTGGTTTTCGGAGGTGTACCTGTATCCACGACTTATGTTTATCAATTTGAATTGCCCAATGGCAGTTATGATTACTGGTACACATCTAAACCGCTTGCTGGGAAAAGCGCAAAAAGGTATAGGTTTACACTCAATACTTCAACTTTGTGTAGCGCATTTTGCTATAACAAAGTATCAGGTCAAATCTATTTCGCTGGCAAGGATACACAATACTTCGGTTATACCAACATTAACGATATGCCGACAGGCACATAACAATGTAAAGGAGAAATAATCATGACAAGAACAATTTATGAAGTCTACGCCAAAGTCGTTGACGCAAACGGAGCTTACAACACCCTCACAGGCTACCCCAAGATATTCGACAGCAGAAGCTATGGTGGAGACACCGAGAAGACTCTCCAGAGGGCAAAGGGCGAATTTCATGACACCTTCGGCGATATGTGCAAACGGGACGATAGACAGCTTCAGACCGTCATCCTCATGACCGCCGCTGGTCAGATCATCGACCGCCAGACCATTGGAAAGATCGCCGACGATCCTGACCCCGAACTCGAACCGGAGGAAGCCTAACTAACCAATAGAGAACTTTTGATGTGTATCAATGTGCATTGATGGAGGGGAAAATGTTACTCGTATTCGTGAAAATCGCAGGTGTGGTATTCGGCATGGTTTTCGGTATAGGTCTTGCCTGTGCTGTTAGTGAGGTTATCGCTGGGAGACAACGGAAGGTATTCACATCACGAGGATACGATGCGGCAGTCCGCGACATAATGCGTTACGGTTTCTATTACGGAGAGGATGGAGAACGGCACGAGGTCGAGAACGTCCGAATCTGGAGCGACTAAAAAAAAGAGAAGGGCTACTTCTCAGTAACCCTTCTTCTTGAGCCACTCATCGAGCGCACGTTGGATGCACCATGACCGATTCGTGCGATCCTCTTCGATCATGTATTTTTCCAAGCGTTCGATGATGGATGGGGGGAGCGTGATGTTGAAGCGTTCAAATCCAGACTCTTCAAGACCACGCCTTGCCCGTCCTCCATTGATACCCATCGACACACACCTCCATCTTGATTATAAGATGTGTGTCAATGCACAACAAAGTTCCGAACTTTTTGATACCACTAATGGCTAATAATCGCCATAAATAGCACAAATACCGAACTTTGAATGAGAACTATTGGTGTGAACGGTAATCTACTATTGTCATTCGGTGTGACCCGTGGTAAAATGAAAGAAGAAGGGCATCAATAGCCCTTCTCCTTCAAAAAGAGGTCAACTGCTTTCTGGATTGCCCAGCTTCGGGAGCGTTCGTCATCGGCACAATACTTGTCCAGTCTTTCAAGCAGATCAGGTGGCATGTTCGTGCCGAACTTAACGTGATGTGGTTTAGGTTCACTTCCGAAGCGAGGTCTTCCACGCTGGGATTGTTTCTCAGCCATAAGGCAACACCTCAATTCATTTTACCATTATTGTCAAGGGGGAAACATTGATGTACGAAGAACTGATAAATAGCTTGAGATATTGTGCCACACATTCTTGCATGGGAGAAGCTCCAGCACTAACTGGTTGTACTGCGATTTATGACGATGCGCCAAAGGACTGTGATTCGTGCAATGCTGTCTTGCAGTGGCAAGCCGCTGATGCCATAGAGGAATTGAGCAAGAAGCGAGTTGG